TGTTAATGTTGATGTAGATGAAGCTGTTATGAAACCAGAAGATGAGTTATCATAGTTTGCTAAATTACTATCTACAACTAAATCTATTGTACCGTCAACATCTTGGTAAGTTGCTGTAATTAATGTTTCAGTATTTGAACTGAACATTGCACCAGCAATATCTTGTACTCTTTCTGCTTGTAAAGTAACATTTCCTGAAGATACTGAAAAGTCTGTAGCATTAAATGAAGCCAAACCTTTGTTTGTATCTGTAGCGTCTTCTCCAGTAATTGTTAAAGTATTTGAAGCAATGGCTGTAGTAATACCTTCACCGTTTGCAATTATTAATGTTTCTCCTAGAGCAACAGCGTCTGAACTTGAATCACTTCCTTGAATAGTAATTGTAGAATTACTTAAAGATGAGTTATCAATATTAGATAAAGTGTTACTTGAACCACTAATTGTTTTATTAGTTAGTGTGTCTGTTGTAGCTCTTCCGACTAATGTATCTGAACTTGTAGGAAGTGTTAATGTTCCTGTATTTGAAATAGATGAAATAACAGGAGTAGTTAAAGTTTTGTTAGTTAATGTTTGTGAAGCGTCAATTTCAACAAATGTTCCATCACTCAATGCACTATTAAATTCTGCAGCTGTACCTGTTAAAGTATTGCTTGAAAGATTAATAGTTTTATTAGTTAAAGTTTTAGTGTTATCAGTTGATAGAATATCACTACCACCTAATGTAGCAGTTGTAGCTTCTAAATTTGCAACTAATGTACCAGTTGTAATTGTTAAATCACCAGATGTTGCACCAGTAAACGTACCAGTACCAACAATAAATTTGTCAGCTCTTTCATCAAATCCGATAAATGCGTTGTTACTATCTCCTCTTTCAATTACGATACCAGCGTCATTAGCAGGTGTTCCTGTTGTACCTGTTGCTAATTCTAATATTGAATCTGAAACAGTTGTGTTTGTTGTATTAACTGTTGTAGTAGTTCCATTTACAGTTAAGTTTCCTGTAACTGTTAAATTTCTACTTACGCTTAAATCTTGTCCGATAGTTACATCACTTGGTAAACCAATAGTTAATGTATCGCCTGATTGTGATGTTTCTATTTCGTTTGATGTACCTTGAATTGTTAAAGTGTCACCTAAGTCTATTGCTTGTGAACCTGAGTCTCCAGCAAGTGTAATTGTTGAATTAATTAAAGATGTATTAGCAATGTTAGTTAGTGTGTTACTTGAACCACTAATAGTTTTATTTGTAAGTGTTTCTGTTCCTGCTAATGTAGCAAAAGAACCATCACTTAAAGCACTATTAAATTGAACAGTAGTACCAGTTAAAGTACCTTCAGATAAATCCAACGTAATTGTATTAGAAGCACTATCAATTGTTTTATTTGATAACGTATCAGTACTGTCAGCAAGTATGTAAGATTGTAAATCAGATATGTCTGCCTCGACAATTGTAATTGTGTTATTAGCAGTGTTAATAGTTTTATTTGTAAGTGTTTCTGTTCCTGCTAATGTAGCAAAAGAACCATCACTTAAAGCACTATTAAATTCAGCAAGAGTACCTGTTACAGTATTATTTGTTAAACTTATAGATTTATTAGTTAACGTTTCTGTTCCTGCTAATGAAGCAAAAGAACCATCTGATAAAGCAGAATTAAATTCTGATAAAGTACCAGTTAAAGTGCCTTCAGATAAATCTAAAGTAATTGTGTTATTAGCACTATCAATAGTTTTATTTGTAAGTGTTTCTGTTCCTGCTAATGAAGCAAAAGAACCATCTGATAAAGCAGAATTAAATTCTGCTAATGTGCCTGTTAATGTATTGTTTGTTAAACTGATTGACTTATTAGTTAAAGTATCTGTAGTATCTTTTAATACTATTGTGCCTGTGGCGTCAGGTATAGTAACTGTTCTATCTGCTGTTGGATCAGCGACAGATAAAGTTAATTCATATTCATCAGCTGTAGCACCTTCAAAAACAATGTTGTTATCAACTGTTAATGTTGTAAACGAACCAGGTTGACCACCACCAGATACGTCTGATAAGAAAGCAACTGTACCACTAGCATTTTGAAAAGTAATTGTTCTATCAGCAGTAGGGTCTGTAACTTGTAAAGTTGTTTCATAATCATTAACTGTAGAACCTTCAAATATAATTGTATTTGAAATAATAGGGTCAGTTAAAGTTTTGTTTGTTAAAGTTTGTGTAGTGCCAGAAAATAAAGTATCTAATTGTGATAATGTAACTCTACCTTCAGTTCCACCATCTGATAATAAAATTTGATCACTAGCCGCAAGTGTTGAACTTGTTAAATCAATAGCGTTATCAATGTTTACAATAGCTTCAACGTTACCAAATTCTAAAGCTGTACCAGCAGAGTTAACTTTTAAAACCTGACCTGTGGTACCAATAGATAAAGAGGCACCAAGACCTCCGTGTGATAGATCAATAAATTCACCTGATTGATATTCGGCAAGACCTGATACTTCAGATCCATTAAACGTTGCTCGTATTGGTGTTTTAGAACTCATTTATCTTATATTCCTTCCATTGTTGGCATATGGCCTGGTCTAATTGTTTGTATTGATGTTCCATTTGCAGTTGTGAACGGCAAATAATATGATTGCACAACAACGTGATCCAAAAATCCATTAACTGTAGTCATATCTTTATTATTTACAAGAGCAAGAGCAGTTTTAGTACCGTCTGTTTTTGTAAATGGAACTTTCTTGGCAACATTATGTTGAAAATCATTTTTCCATTCAGTACCGTCATAAGTTAAAATGTGACTATCTATTAAAGTTGTAAAATTTGTATCTGTTAAATCAACTAGTGAACCATTACCAGCAGCAGCCGCACCACCTATTTCTTTTATAACACCAGCGTCATTGATATAAAACTTTTGAGATGATGTATCAATTGCTACCTCTCCACTTACAAGATCACTTATAGTTGGAGTGCCAGTACCTCTTTTTAACTTTATAACAGTCGCCATCAATAATCCTTATTAATTGACGATTAGTAAGTTCCGCCGTCTATGTCGCCGTACGTAACGTTACTACCATCAGATTGTAAAATTTTACCACTTGCACCAAGTGTTAATTTGTCAAGTGTATTTGAACCACTAGCATATAAAATATCACCAGTAGTATATGAACTTTGTCCAGTACCACCATACACTTCACCGATAACAGAACCATTCCAAGTACCTTGATTGATAGTTCCTAATGTTGTGATTGATGTTTGACCAGTATAAGTTGACTTAATTTGTAATGCGTCAGATGATATTTCAATTGTAGTGTCGTCAACAGCAACATCTAATTGATTACCAGTTTTTGTTAAAGCATCACCAGCACTTATTTGACCAGCACCAGAGAATTGAGCAAATGTAATACTTGTAGAACCAAATGTTGGTGTACCGTTATGTGTAGCAACATAACCATTATCAGCATTTGTAGAACCTTGTTCAACAAAGAAGAAAGTACCACCAGTTAATTCTGAAGCTGTGTCGGCATCAGGTGCTCTTGTTAATACGTATGCAGTTGAACCATCACCAACAGTTGTTACAGTATAGATACCGTTTTGAGTATCTGTTGATTGGTCTTTAACTAATAATCTATCACCTTGACTTAAAGTAACACCATCAATTGATATTGCACCATTTGAACCAGCTGTTAATGTTCCTGCACCATTATCATATGTAGCAGATAAATTTGCTGTTGTAGCAACTTTAACACTTTCTTTTACATCTAATCCGTTTGCAACACTATCAACATATGCTTTTGTAGCAGCGTCTTGTGCTGAAGATGGATCAGTAACGTTTGTAATTCTACTTGAATTAACATCAACAACACCAGAACCTTTTGGACTTAATATTAAGTCAATGTTAGTATCACCGCCTGTTGTAGCAATTTCTACACCATCACCAGTAGCAGCGTTAGTAACTTGTAATTCATTAACAGCGCTTGCAGTTGTTCTTAATAGAATTAACTCATTACCATTTGCGTCAGCAAGATAACCAGCGTCAGCAAATTTAGGTGCTGTAAGTGTTTTATTTGATAGTGTTTCTGTTCCTGCTAATGTAGCAAAAGAACCATCACTTAATGCACTATTAAATTCAGCAGTTGTACCAGTTAAAGTACCTTCAGATAAATCTAATGTTAAAGTGTTGTTTGCACTATCAATTATTTTGTTTTGTAAAGTTTGATTACCTGTTAATGTAGCAACAGTACTATCAATATCTATTGTTAATTGTTTAGTTAAGTTATCAACTGTTGTACTAATACCAGTTCCGCCAGTAACTTGTAATGACTCACTATCTAAATCAATAGAAGCTGAACCTGTATCAGCTGTTAAGTCAAAATCTTGTGCTGTGACTTGGTTATCTACATATGTTTTAATCGCTTTAGCAGAAGCAAATGTATCATCTGTAGTAGTAATTGAAGTAGCTAAATTTGTTTCAATAATACCAGCAGCGAAATCAGCAGCTTCTATATTAGATATAGAGTTACCAGTTCCATTTGCGTCAAATGTTTTATTTGTTAAAGTATGTGTTGATGAAGCTGTTAATACATCAGCGTGTGTACTAATTGTAACTGTATCACCAGAAACTGAAGTATCAATGTTTGTACCACCAGTAAATGTTAATGTGTCTGTACCTAATGCAACACCATCGTCTGTACCACTATCAGCAGCAATATCTAAAGTTGTTGATATTGTAGCCGTACCAGCCGCTGTTAAACGACCTTGTTGGTCAACAGTAAATGTTGGAATTGCAGTTGAAGAACCATAACTACCTGGAGTTACAGCAGTATCATCTAAATCAAATGTAACTGTATTATTAGTTATAGTTGATGTTAAACCAGTACCGCCAGTAAATGTTAATGTTTCACCAGTAGTAAATGTATCTGTATTTGATCCGTCAGATAAAGTAAATGAACCAGATGGTATAGCAGCAAAACTTAAATTACCAGAACCATCAACTGTTAAAAATTGACCGTTTGAGTAAGTACCTGGAAGAGTATAAGTAACGTCTGCAGCTAATGAGTTGGGAGATTTAAGAGCTACAAAGTTTGCACCGTTATTAGTACCTTCGTTTAATTTTATTGTACCACCTGTAGTAGCATTATTACCAATAAACAATTCATCAATTGCTTTATTAGAATCTACTATTAAACCAGAAGACGCAGTTAACGTTCCTGGTGTGTGGTCTAAAAGTTGTGTGTAATATCTTCCACCAATTTCAATTGCTGAATTAGATGAAGATGTTGGATCACCAATGAATAACCTATAACCATTACCACCAGCGCCATTATCGGCTGCTGAAGTATCATAGACATAAGCTAGTTCCCCTTGGTTAAGGCCGCTGGGTGCATTAGCACCAGTGGTTCGTTTAATTTTGATTATTGTTGCCATTTAAAATCTCTCCCTTTTTTTTTTAAAATGTGCCACCGTTAAGAATTAAATTACCACTTTCAGTTTTTATATCATTTCGACTTGTCCATTTTTTAGAATTATTATCATATTGTAACATTGCACCATCTGCCAATGATGTGACATTTACATCACCCAAAGCATTTAACCTTGTTGAAGCTGACGGTACGGTAACAGAAACGTTTTTAGGTCCTGTTGTACTATTATTAATTGTAGCAGTTATTCTGTCTGACATTTTACCCTATTATTAAATAAGTTTATAATATTTATAATAATAGAGTAATGTAAAACTAATTATTAACTACTTTTTTTCAGCTTCTTTTGATGTATCAATGCCTAATTCAGCAGCAATAATATCATCATAGTGTTTTTGCAAAATAGCAACCTTTTCTAACTCCAAAGACAGTTTAACTCTTGTTGATTGTAAATCCTGTCTAATAATAATACTATTTAAAGTTTTTGTGTTTAATTCACTTCTTTTATAGTCTTTACCATCAATTGTAAAAGTTTGTTCTTTAGTTACGTCTGTTGCTGTGTTCAATTCACTACTCATATTTTCTCCTATTATACGTTAGGTCTAACTGTAATTAGACCTTCAATTATTCTTGTTACGGTACTATCACTTGCTGTTATGTCTAAATCATAAACATAACGAGCTGGTGCGTCTAAAGCTGCAGTTTGAGTTGCAGTTAAAGAAAGTGTTATTACACCAGTTGTTCTATCGGCATCAAAAGTTGTTGTAATAGTGGTTCTTGTTCTTGTTGAAGCATAACCTAAAGCCATCTTTGCACTTGCTGTATAATTAGTCAAGTCTAAAGGATTTCCATCACTACCTCTAACGGTAACTGCTGACGAAAATGACGTTCCTTGATCTATTACATAATTTGCTATTGCTGCCATAATACTATTTATACTTGTTTTTTACTTTATTTTTTTGAAAAATACATATCAATAGTCGCTAATCATTTATTTTTATATCTTCAAAAGGTATATCATGCAATCCCATATGAAAGACTATTCTTTCAACTGTAGGTGCTTTTACACCATGAGCTACCTTTGTATTAATTACTGTCATATTTTGATATAACACTTCCGTACCGTCACCAAAATATAAAGGTCCTGTCATTTCTGTTACTGGAATAACTACTGAACTTTTACTTAATACATCAACGTGTAAAGGTAATTCTCCACCAGGCAATACTCTAAAAAAGTTACATCTAAAATCTTTAGGTCTTATGCCTAGATGATTCCATATCTCTTTTATTTTCCTAAGTAATGGTCTATCAAAATCTTTTATTTCCTGAACAAAAAACTTTCTGTTTTCCCAAGACATATATTCTTTATATAACTTGTTACTGTCTTCCCATTTACCATTAATATACGATTTAAAAAATTCTTTATCAACAGTATAATTAGTTTCAATATAATTAGACATCTAAATCCTCTTGTGTCAAAAACGAAATAATAATGTGAGCTCTTGTAGTTGTTCCTTTATTCCAAGCACTATGTTTAAGACCTTGATTTAAAAACCAACACTCTCCTGGTAACATTTTTTGTTCGTGTTTTACACCATTTCTATCAATAACGTGAAAACCACAATCTTCATTTGTTGTTAAAGGTATATGATAACGTACAGAATAATCAGTATTATAATCAATATGATCACCAATAAAAGCACCTGGATCCATAACAGCAATTCTTGCTCTTGTATGTTCAGCTTTAAAACTTTTTAATACTTCTTCAAGGTATGTTCCTTTTACCCAATCTTTTACTTTATTATAGTGTCGTTCATCTAATCGTGTTTTAGGTATTTTTTTATCATAAACACGTTCTTCCATTTCTGGATTATATTCTGTAAGTGCTATTTGTTTATATGGGGAACCATTAACTTCATATTTTCCATCTTTGTCTTTTACAATATAATTTTCATAAGGCTTAACATAACTTCTATAATCCCAAGCCATTCTCTTACCACCTAATGCTTTAGTTATTTGACTTTCGTTTTTATATAATTCAGATTCAGCCACATCATTATTAACTAAAAATTGATATGCGTCTTCTATTGAAGTAAATTTTAAACCAAATGCTTTTTGTAGTTTTGCTGTTTTGCCACCCACAAGGTCTCCGTATCCTTCTTTAACTTTTAAATCATCTTCTTGCTCAACTGGCATATTTCTAACTATTTCATTAATACGCTCATAATCAAACGTGTAAGGTAACTTTTTAAATGGTGGTAGTTGATCTCTTTTTAACATAAATTTGCCTTATATTGCTCACTTCCATTTGAAACACGTATCTTTGTATCAGATACATTCCAAACAGTATTTGTTTTTTGTCCTAAGTTATGTATAAACTTTTTAAAGTATCGTAAAGACTTTTCTCTACTAATAAAAATTTTAGAATAGCCTAGTTTTTTTGCTATATCTATTTGTTGTAAAACCATTTCACAAACGTGGTCATCTGCTATAATTTTTGATGTTCTTCTCATTTTAGGCATTTCATAGTATCTATTTAATATTCTCACTTCATTTTTATCAAAGTATTTATCTCTCTTTAATATAGTTGAAAATCCTACAATTTCATCTTTCATTGTGTATATACTAATGGCCTCAAAAGATAACCAATTGATATCTATATAATTTTTATAAAGGGTATCTTTATTATTAAAAGTTATTTTACTTAACTGTTGAATAATATCAGGTCTGTCTTTAGGTATAAAAGTAATACTTGTAGCTGGTTTATGGCTGTGCAAAGGTTTTAACATAATTATAAAATTCTTTTGTTTTTTTACCGTGTACTAATAAGTGTATTCTTTCTTCATCAGAATTATTTTCAACATAATGCTCATAATGTATATTTAAAACTACACTCATACCAGGTTGATATTTCAATTCTTTGTTGTTTAAAATAAACTTGTTACCTTCAGGATAGGTAATACTTATATTCAAAGGTTCAAGCCAATTTTGTTCAGGTATATCAATATGTTTTGCAATGTAACCTTTAGGCTTGATAACTAAAAATCTTACATCATCTATACGTGAGTATGGTAAACTTTTTACCCAATTCATAGTATTGGTGCATTTTTCACCTATATCTGTAGTAAAAGGTTTTAATCCTTTTTGTCTATACTCCCAATGACTATTTGTTTTATCAGAACCAAATCCATACAATGTTACAGCGAACCAATCTTTGTGACCATCTTCTGGTCTATGAATTATTAAATTGTCTTTTATTGAATTGTATTCTTCTAATATAGTATCGCAAGGAACATTGAAGTCCATGGACACCCATTCTGTGCTACTATTTCTATCAAAGGTCATTATATAAAAAGTTTTTTAGCAACTAATCCTGCAAAATCGTATTTACTTAATTGTACCTGCCCAGGATTTGCGTGATGAACATCATGGTGTCCTTCACCTGCAGATAAAATTCCTATCAACCAGTTATATACTGGTTTACCATCATTATGTCCTAACGCATTAAAGATTCCGTAACTTACGAAACCTAACACTAAAGGTGATAAAACAAACATAATAAACAATGGTACACTTATTAATAGCGTTACAACTGCTGTTGCAATATGCAGTTTTAACCAATGTTTATGAAAAAACATTATACGAGGATTCTTATATAAGTCCCTTACATAATGCCTAGGTATTTGTTTTACTCTCCAGTTATTTATCAACACATTCCAAAAACCTTTATGTAATGGACTATGTGGATCTTCTTCCGTATCTGAATGTCTGTGGTGTATTCTGTGAGCGCCTACCCAACCTAATGGTGATCTGCTACCTGCTAACATGGCAAGATACAATGCAAATACTTCAAACCATTTAGAGGTTTCAAATTGCTTGTGAGCAAATTTTCTGTGTAGACCTATTGATAGGCCAAACATAGCAATAAACTGATACCATATAAAACCCACTAATAGCATGACAAAATATTCCATAATATATTATTCCACTTCTAAACTAAATGATATATTATTGGCAGCACAATATTCTTCACGTTTTGCTGTAAATGGAGATAGTATTGGATCGTTTGCTATTAAACTTGGCATCAAAATACCATCTTTTGCTATAACGTGTATTGTTCTTGTTAATCCATCAGGAGTAGTTGTTCCTGTAAAATCATAACTAATTATATCCCCAGCAGTTTTATATTCTTCAAATTTAGCTAAAACAGCAGAGTCAGTTATTTCCCAAAATTTAACATCAGTTGTAGGTCTTGTTTGTACTAATTTAAATGTTGTACTCATATTATTTTCCTTTATTATTAATTTATATAATTACCGCCAAGTGCATTTTCACTTTTTAAGGCATTATAATATTTACTATTTATAATATTTATGAATGTAAAAAGTTGTCACCTATGATTTTATGTGTAGTGTCGTTACTTGCAACATTTAAAACCACCATATAACTCCATAAATATGAAAATAAACTGTGGGTTTTGTTAGTATTAACGAAATATGCTCTACCATATTCAAAGTTCAATATTTGACCGTCATAGATAAAGTACAAGCCAGGAGGATTACAATCTTTTAGTGGAACTAAAATTCTTAAACTAGACTGTTTTTCTTTAAAACGAGGTAAATCTCTATGTGGAGGAAAATAACCTCCAGGTGGTAAATATAATATATGTGATCTGCCTAAATGTTCTTTAAACGGATCAACAACTTTTTGCAACTCTGGACTTTTGTAATATACATCTGTTAAGGTCCTAAAAGTCATTTCATCATATTTAACATTATTTTCTTTATTATATTCAGATATTGAGTCTAAATCAATACCATCCAATCCACCTTCTAAACTTGTAACACTTAAGCCATATCTTGGTATAGGTTTTCTAGGATTATACTGTTTAAATTCAAAGTCTTTTATCTCTTTACGCAATCTATCTGCATTGCACTCAATTTTTAACGGTATAACATCACCAAATGACAATAAACTATTATAACTCATACCTTTATTTAGACAATAAATAGTGCCGTCTATTTGACAGATATAATAAAATATGTTATAATATAGTATGAAAAATGTAAATATAGTATGTACAACTAAACCTGGTGATGGCCTTCTACATTATAGTTATGAACATTGTTGTTTTCTTAATGATCTAGGTATAAATGCAAAATTAATTATTATAAGAGATCCTAGATTTTCTCAACAGACCTACATCAATGCTATAAACGAGTGTTATATAAAATATGAAAATGTAGTATTTGATTTTTACACACCTACGTCAAATGATATGACATTGATTATGGGTAGAAGTCAGCTGACTTTAGCATACTTAAATAAACACACTTACAATAACGATCAACTTCTTACTTTACATTTATTGTTTAGTGGAAATCTTATATCTGTATATTCCGAAAATCATGTTAAAGAATATCCTATTGCGTTACAATATTTTAAACCTAAAAAAGTTTATGACTTATGCGACCATGATGTATATGTCAATGGTGTAGGAGAACAATTTGAAAAGATAATAAACTTTAGTATATACAAACCTATAAAAGAAGATATACAATTTAAGTATTTGTTTTTAGGCACAAATGAAATATATTATAAAGAAGTAGAAAAACACGTACACAATTATCCTGATCACGGTATTATAACATACAACGACAAATTTATAAACCCCAAATTAAACAATTTAATGGTGCCTATCAAAAACATATTAGGTAAGTTTGAAACATATGTTTATACAAAACCTAACTTTGATCCTGCACCTAGACTATTCATGGAGTTTAGATGGCTCAAAAAAGAGGTCATTTATTTAAGGGATAAATACAAACACGATGGCGGTAAAGTATATTGGAATAGACCTGTGATCTGCCTAACACAAAGTAAAGATAAGTTAAAAAATTTATTAAAATTGATATGAGCAAAGATATAAACAAAGAATTAGAAATAACTAAAGATATACAATTTTTTATGAATAGAAAATCATTAAACATTGACATAGGTTTTAGATGTCCGCTTGAATGTCCTAGATGTCAAAGACAAAGACAATGGCGTGATTTGGGTAAAAAAGTACCAGGGCGTGATCTTACCTTAAATGAAATTGATAAAATATCAAACTATTATAAAGATTTTGTTTTTTGTGGTCAATTATCTGATCCTGTACATCATCCTAAGTTTATTGAAATATTAAAAATGTTGTATGAGAAAAAGATTTTAGTTGAAGTACATAACGCAGCTTCACAAAAATCTAAAGATTTTTTCAT